TCCACTTGCATTTAAGCCGGCGAGTCCCACCGGCCCCCACCGGCTTAAATGCAAGTGGACTATGAAGTGGACTACAAGCACTTACAAACAATCGGCAGATTCTGCGAAATAGTTGTTGCATCGGTTCGCACTTTCTGCGAGGCTGTAGCCATGAAAACTAACATGCCTTGGACAATCGAACGCAACACCGATGGCGAATTTTCCATTATCGGCGACGGTTACATTCTCGCTACGGTGGCCAATGCCGCCGCGGGGCAACCTGTCGAGTTGTCTAAGGCAGAGCGCATCGAAGCTGAGAAGCTGGCACGTTGCAACGCTGAACTAATTGCGTCAGCACCAACACTCAAAGCGCGGGTCCAGGAGTTGGAGGGGCTGCTGTCGGAATATATGGCGAACCATCTGCCGGGAAACTCGCAAGATGAGGCGTTAGAGAAATTGGCCAAGCAAGCCCTCTCCGGGAAAGGCGGTGCGCGGAGTGACCTTCGCATCACAACAAGTCAGAGCGTGCGCGGCTCGGCCTGACACAGGCTGAGGCTGCCGTGCTGTTGGATGTCTCGCCTCGCGCCGTGTGGCAGTGGGAGAAAGGCGAGGAACCGCTGGCGCTCACGCAAGAGGCGGCTCTGGCGCGGCTGAAGAAGGCGAAGAAACTCAAGCAGTCTCCTCAGGCTCGTCGTCATTCGTCGGAGAGTCCGATAGCCGGGTAAGTAGAATGATAAAGCCGATCGAGATCACAAAGCTTCCGACGAAGCCGACGATGACCTTGACCTCGCTCGGCTTGCATGGCGGCGGGGTCGAGGTCGGATGTGGAAAACCGAAGTAATAAAGGTGCTCAAAGTAAGGCTCAGCCAATGAGCAAAGCACGATCAACAAAATACAAACGCCGAAGACGCGTCCGAGCATGTCCGAATATTGCCAGTATCAGCCATTCTTTCAAGGCTAAAAGCTCAGAACAATTCGAACTGCCCAACCCACGGCGCCGGGAAGCTCGGCAATGTCGCCGGGGTCTTCCCAATCCAGAAGATCGCGAAGCACGTCAGGTCCGAACCCGGCGGACACAGATCATCCGGGGTGAAGTCCGCCCATTGGGTATTGTCGGCCAGATTGACCTCCGCGATGCCATCAACTGGTATGATCGAGCCGGTCTGAATTCCGTCGTCCCAAAGTAAGATCGGATTGCCACCAGACGGCGCCGCGAGTTCCGACTGCTCTGATTGACCCGGCATGTAAAAGAAATCATCTTCACCTGGCGGCGCCGGAATGATCGTGGCAATCGTGCCGTGGAACGTAATGACTCCGCGCGCCGGCCCGATCAATCGGCACTTCGTCTTCATCCGCTGAGAACCGATCGGCTGTTGAGAATTTGTCTGATCTCCGTTCTGCGCAATCACTCGATCGCGAGCATCGGGACCGAATTGCCATGACGACGATGAAAGCTCGATCATGTCATGCGTGAACTGTATTACAGCCGCCAGTGTCCCATTGCTGTATGTCGCGAGCTTCCGAACAGCTTTGCCTGCCTGCTGGGGGTAAAAGTCGAAGAGCGACAGATCGAGTTCCGGACCAACTACCTGATAGCCGCCAGTATTATAGACATTGACGTAACAGAGCTGGATAATGTGAATTGGGTTGGCGTCGCACCTTAACGCGCATGGGATGCGCGCGGATACCGGCGCAAAGACTTCACTCTCGACGCCTGCAATTGGCGATGAGATGGCCATATCAATCGATGGCCAGCCAGACCCGCGAGGTCAAATCCATCCATGAGATACGCACGTCGTCAACCTCCACCGGTGTCCCGTTCTGACTTTCCGCACACACGATTTCCGCACCGACTTCATAGCGAGGATACAGGACCTCGTTTTGAGTGCCGCCGATGTCCGTTGAGGTCCTTTCGTTGTCGCTGGAAAACGTGTGGGTGACGTTGGTGCCGTCAATAACCTGAGCGAGCAGAGAAGTTCTGAATGCGAATTGCTTGGCTATCTTGACATCGGGGCCGCTGAGGTTCGCACCGTCCCAGGTGCGCGCGATGACATAATCCCCAGCGCTGATCTCCGTGATCTGAAATACTTTTACAGCTGCACCGCCGCCGGGTTGAATGACCGTCAAACCGTTTTCAGAAATCTTGAACTGAGGACAATTCATCACGGCATCGCAGACCGCCGCGATCTTGTTCATATCCTCAACCGAAAACACGCTTGGGCGTAACCGGCTTGGGTCGAACATCGGTATCCGCATTCCCGATCGAATAGCGGGTTGCCTCATCGCGCCTTCACAAAAAAGTTTTCACGAACATAGATGCTGCCCATCCATGAGCGCACTTTCGAATCCTCGATCTGAATCTCCTGCTCCAAAAAGATCGCGGCCAGATAATCATTCAGTGTCGGCGTCGTGGTATCGCTCAGCTCATTGACGTAGTCGGTTGAATCGCCGCCCTCATAAGGGGCGAAAGCTTTAGTGATTGGAATATCCTCCCATTGCGTGAACGTCCCAAGGTTGCCGCACAAAAAGAAGTCGCGCTGGATCCTGACGGCGACGGGAAAACGCGACACCTCAAACGCGCGCCCGGTTGCGAACCCCGGGAAGTTGTAAACGTAAATGCCGCCGGACATCGAGTAGGAACTCGGCACCCGTGCCCAACTTCGAGTCCATTTGACTTTGTTACCCCCAAAGTCTTCGCGCGGTGATTCGTTGATCAGATACGCGGTCTCGCCGAGGAGATCAGGATTGGGATCATTATAGGGAAGTGCGGTGAAGCTGTTCAGAAGTTGCACGTAGTCCTGGTGGAAAATTAGGACCTCGTTGAGTTCGGGCAACAGCGGGCTCTCGTTGCGCAGAATGCCGACTGCGGTCGCAACCGTGAAATCGCCGGATCTGTATCGGACAGTCATGACATTTTAGCTTTGACGTTGAGAGTCTTCTTTCCATCCGCGATGCCTTCAAGGAGTTCAGTCTGACGCCTCGCCAGCTCGGCTTGCCGACGCACTGCATCGCGTTCGGGCAGCACGCCTTTCGCGGATAACTGGTCGAAGAGTTTGTTCCGTTGTGCCAGGTCGGCTTCTGCCTTTCCAAAATCTCCCATCTGCAGATCGCGTCCGATCTGGCGTTCAAGTATCCCAATCTGCCGGGCTTCACGGCGGAAGACACCGCGCTTCGAGAGTTCTTGTAAAGTCGGCATGAAGGATTGAAGTTCTTTCTTCCCAATGTTGGCTTGCTCCTTTTGGATCTCGAGCAGGTCTTTGTCGCGAGCGCTCTGCTTGTCCTTTTGCTGATTCTGGGCCTTCAGCAATTCCAGCTTTACCTTCTCGGCTTCAATCTGCGCTTCGAGAATTTGCTGTTCGGTGCCCACCTGCGAACCGAACGGTCCGTAGGCCGTCAATGTTCCGAGACGGGAATTCTTAATCGCAAGCTCGCTCTCAAGGTGATCGATGCGGGCCTGTAATGCGTTGCCGGGACTCGATTGGCCTTCCTCGTAAATGCCCTGTCGGACTTCCTGCAGTTCATTCTCTTTTTTGATGATCTTTTCGAAATTGGAAATGCGTTCCTTGTCGGCCTCGGCCTGTGCCGCGCGATCCTTGTCGGCTTGTTCGCGTTCCTTCCTCAAATCCTTTCGTCGGCCCTCGAGGAATTTGCCCCAGGCGTCACGCTCACCGGTGATGCCGTTCACTCCGTAGAGCGTGTCCGCCATGAATTTCGTCAGCGCCTTCCACCCGGCAACACCGCCGGCGATGATCGCCCCATAGATGCCGCCTTTGATCAGCGCTGATGTCTCGCTGCCGAAGATACTTTTGACCGCGGTTCGGAATGTTTGGCTGAACTTTCCGCTGGCCGATATGATCTCGCCCGAGGTGGTCTTGTTGAAGCCCCTCCAGGCATCGGACGCAGTTTGGGCGGACTGCTTCGAATACTCGGACATCTTCTGCCAGCTTTCCGGAATTGAGCCCTTGCCGATTTCCGTAGCAGCCCTCTCGGCGGCGCCTTCCGCCCGCTGACGAAACAAGCGCCTGGCCAGATTGGACCGTTGAGCCATCCGCACATCCGAGGCGAGCTGCGCGTCTTCACGCTTCTTCAATTCGGCGTTCCACCATTCCGTGTATTTTTCACCGTCGGACTTCAGCTCGCGGCCCCAGCGCGCAAAGTAATTGCGCCCCATGCCAAGGCTTTGCTCGATGGTTGTGACATCGGCGCCGACTGCGATTGATACTTCTTCGCGGGTCATCAGTTCTTTCGGTTGGCGGCTTCCAGATACTTGTCCTTCACGCGATCGCTGGGATTACAGAGCAACGCGTATTGGCCAGCCTTGGCGGCGTCACGATCCCTGATTTCTTTAAGGTATTGAAAGATGCGTTTCAACGGCATCTCGATGACGCTGGACTCCTCAAAGTGATGTTCACGTCCCAGCGCCGCGCAGAGCCCGATTTCATCGCAATAATAGGCCGGGGCCTCGAGCCCGGCGTTGACCGGCTCAGGGCGATCCTGCATGGCTTCCGCGACGAATGCGCGGGCAGCATCGACTAGCGCGGCCTCATAGATCGAGGCATCCATGCAACGGCTTTTCCAAAGCCATCGCAACATCCGCAACCGCGGCGGCGCCGGTTGGATGAAGCCTCGGCAGCGTCGGAAGAACGCACTCTTTGCCTGACTATCATTTGCATCGAACTGCGGCGACATGACCCAAAGAAACTGCGCGAGATCGATAGGTGACGGCGTGTCAAACGGCGGAATGAACGGCGAGTTGAGTAACCGCAGCAGAGAATACTTCCGGAGCGTCAACGGAACGACGTCGAAGTCCAGCAGCTTTTCCGTCCGCAGATGAAACGATGAAGCTCTTACAACGCGCTCGGTATCGATCGCCTGTAAGAGTTCTCGCGCGTATTCCGATTTGACGTCCTCCGTCATCAGGTCGGGCTTTCCTGGTCGCCAGCATTCACGCCAGTCGCACTTTGATCAACGATGACGCTGACGTTCTGCTTCCGGTAGCTGGTGCCGACTTCGTGCCCTGGCGAGTGAATCACAAACCGCTCGGCGACAGGATCACCGTTAGAATCCACGCGCACCGCGGCATCGAAGTAATCGCCATTTTTCAGGCTCGGTGTCGTGGCAACGGTTCGCTGGATGACGGCGCTGCCTTCGACGTCACCGTCACAAATCCACCAGCCGTTACGGCCGCCATCGGCGCCCGGCCGTTTGCCGAGAATGCCGGAATCGCTGGGCGTAATGGTTTCGACAAGGTATCGGCCAAGCAGGACACCACTGGAGTTGTCATCCGGATCAGCGAGCCGGAAAACGTTGACAAAGATGCCTCCGAACTGAACTCCTCCGGAGACATATGCAGTATTGGGTAGTGCCATAGTTTTGTTCTTTCGTTTATTGTTATGTTTCCAGAGCGGCCCAGGCGTTGTCTTGAACGCTCAGGTCGACATCGTAGAGCATGGTGGTTTGCAGGTAACCGTCCTGCGGTTTCATCACGGGCGACGTGCCGCCGTCCCGTGGAAAGCGTTGAATTTTGTGAATCTCCATCGGCGCCGTGCCGTTGATGCGCCAGACCATTGTCTGCATCAGAAAGCGAGTGAAGGTCCGGAAGGCAGCGTGAATGTTGATTCTGGCATCCGTGATCAGGTCGAGCTTGAATTGCCCCTTCCAGCAGGTTTCAACCGGCGTTCGAATGCCATCAACGATCATCTCGCGGAATCGACCCTGCCCGGCGCCGGGGACAAACATGATCTCCACCCGTGGTCTGGCCTTCTGGAAATCAATAACCGGATTGCCATCGGCCCCCACCACGCCAATGTCTTGAGTCGTAAAAGCCTGAATCTGATTGGCGGCAAAGACGGCCTTCAGCGCGTTCTCGCACACGGCCTCGAGATCGTAGACAAGTGCTATGGCTTCGGCGTCAGGCATTGGATTTAGCCTTTGAGAATCCCGCACGCTTGTAAGCGCCGCGCAGAATGTTTTTCATGTCCACCTTCATCGCCTCGGCACGATGCCTGAGCGCCCCGGAAATCATGGCGAGTGACTTCTGGCTTTCCGAGCCGGTTGCCCGGTTGATCAATGTGAAGCTCGCCTTGCCAGGCACGCCGAGTCCGTTGATGTATGTGCCCTTTGCATGGCCGGTGGCCACATGCCGCATTTTGAACGCCGGCGGACGGCGACCGCCGGGCCTCAGAACGTCCCACGCGATCGCCCAGGAGCCGCCGAGAATACCTGCACGACTCTTAAGCCATGCAAGCGACCTGGAAAAAACTCCGCGTCGCACGACAATCCGATTCAACTCTGCAATCGACTGCCGACCTCGCTTGCCACGGTCGATGTATTTCTTGCCCTTAATGACCTGTGCCTTTTGGGTGCGGTGGAAGAGTCGCTGCACATCCCCAACGGAATCCTCGAGGTGCGCGTTCTGGTTGCGCGTTCCGAGCAGAACTGTCGGGCTCGCCATCAACCATGTGAATCCTTTGCCCTGTCGATGCGCGATCGGAAGCATCACCTTCGGAGACGGCGCATAAACCTTAGCCAAATCCTTGCGCATGTTGCGCTCAAGTGTCGCGCGATTTTCAGGCGCTGAATCCTCGGCGAGTTCGCGCATCAGAATGCCAGCCTGCGCTTCGACGACAACCTTTGGGGCCAACTTCGCGGAATTCATGTATTGCGCCATCGCGGAGTTTAACCGCGCGGCGTTCATCTGTAGCGAACCTATGGCGCCGGATTTCGACATTTACTTCACGGGTTTGACGGCGGCACTCGGAGCCGGGGCGGGCTTGAAGCTCGGCGCATTCTGCGATGCCAGGGCTACCAATTGCTGCCGGGATTGCTGGAAGAATTGTTTCCACAGCGTGTAATCCGCCGGGTTCAAGCCTTCCTTTTTGAACCGTTCAGCGACAGCGATGTCGAGCGCCGCCGGGTCCTTGTTGTCGAGTGTCTCGTAAGCGAAATCGCTCGCCGATTTGAATAGTTGATGTCGTTTCATAATTTTCAATCTCTGACGTGTTTAACTTTTGGTTCAGGTTTCTTGCTTCTGCTCAGGACTTTGACTTTCTCCGCGCGCAAACCTTTCTGCGGATCCGGCACCGACTCGAACTCCACGAAGTCTTCCTGCTCGAGATAGCGGTAGCCGGTGCCAAGGATGCCGCTGTAATGCACGAAATGCTCAATACCTCCGGCCGTCGGGGCAATGAATCCCCAGCCCTTTTGAGCGTCGAAAAACTTAACTTTGCCGGTTTGAATCAGGCTCATTTACAATGCGCTTCGTGACATGCGCCACACACGACGATGACAGTCTCAACTCGTTCTTCCTGTGGGTTGTTGCGGATGGTGATAAATGACACGGCGCGATACTGATTGATGAGGTAAATAGCATCACCACAGCACGCGCAGGCCGAGCCGTCAGCATCTTCCGGATGCCACTCCAATCGGGCCGTAACTTGAATGTTGATATTGTTCATTTCCTATCCAGCGCATCCAAAATCTTCTGCATCCGCGCATCAGGAACGAACCAACCGTCCACCTTTGCCGTGTAGTTCGTCCCCGCTGGCATCCTGACAACCACTTCATCACTCGGAATCACTACTGTCCGGCACGCGGTCAGTAAGCCGGTCGAGCTTGCGATTAAGACCGTCAGCGTCATGGTCCGCAATAATCCGCGCATTCTCTTGCCGTGCTCGTTCATACTGCTTTTGCGGGTCGTCGCGGCGTTTGAAGAACCGGACGACCAGCCAAAGGATTGCGTTGAGAATTTGTTTCCACATTAGAACTTCCAAGTCCCATCAAGGGCGACGTGATGAACCATTGCGCCGTCGAGACTGGTATTCGGCACCTGCCACCTCTCACCTTCGTAGGACAGACTCAGGACAAAGGTTGTGCGCTGAGTCTTGCGTTGAAAGATTGCCGTGCGGACGCCGCCGCCAACAATGAAGCCGGGACTAAAGTTGTCGCCACCTGCGCCTTGAATCGGGAGTAAGCCGCCCGTGATTCCGAACGTGGTAAAGTTGTGACCGAAAATCTGGAAATCGGCTTTCAGTCCAACATTCGCCTGAGCCGCGAAGAAGTCGCCGCCGAGGTAATCAGCGCGGAAGCCGGTAAACGTGTGGTCAGACAACGGGTAGAAAGCCGCAGCGCCAAAGCCCCACGGCTTCTTCGTGTCGCCGATCTTCAACGTAGGCGCGTAGGATGGATACACGGCGACGGTCAATGTCCTTGTTTCCTCGACGTATTGCTTGAACGTTAGAGCGCGGGAAATCCAAGTGTCATTCGTTTGCGCCTGTGCCGTGAAGCACAAGGCGATGAGGGTTGCGATTGCGAGTAGTTTTCTCATAGTTTTGGTTCGGTTGGTTTTGTGAATGCAACGGGGTCGCTGTCGGAGTCTCCGTTTGCGGCGAAGAGTCCAAACTTTCTTTCGATGCGCTTGAGGACGACGCGGTGCGCCATCCAGGACGTGAAAGGAATAATGAGCCCGATGAGAATGTTGCGGCCCCACCAATTGCGAAGGCTTATATCAGACGTGCGTTCAGGACAGACGAGCAGAAATAATCCCAGCCCGACAGCCATCAGCACGACGGGTATTGAGTTGTTGTGAAACCAGTGCGTGCGTTTCAGCACGTAGCCAAGTCCGATGAGCGCGATAAAGAGAAGCGCGCCACTGGGAAGTCCCATCAGGTGATTATTCCATTCGACAAGTCGGTTCATTCGAAGTGTTGGTATCCGGTGATGTTGTTGCTTGCGACAATCCACGCCTTGCCGCCCGTGGCGCGGATGAAACCCACGTTGCCAGGAAACTCGTAAAGCCGATTCGTGTTCAACGCCGTCCACGGGCCGGTCATGTTGACACTGATGTAACTATTCGGCGCGACTTCCCACCAGTTCGTGCGCTGGCGCGGCCATACCAGCGCCGCTGACCACTGCGAAGTCGAATAACGGTTGTAACCGCGCACCGCGATGTAATAGCGAGTTGCGATGGCGAGTCCGCTGATCCCGCAGCGTGTGTTCGTTCCTGCGTCAATCAGCCGCGTGTATTGACCTGTCTGTGTGCCAACGCCGAACTGATAGCCTTCGGCACCAGAGAGCGCGTCACAATAGTTTGTCACCGTGAATGTGACCCGTTGCGGCGGAGGAAGCGCATTCGCCCGCGAGGAGGCTTCGGTGACCATTGGAACCGGCGAGGTCACTGGAATGAAAACGAACGGTTCGGCAATCACCTTGTCGGATCGCGGCGTCATCACGCAGCCGAAGAAAAGGCCAATGAGTGCCGCCCACAAAAACAGCCAAACAATTGTTGAGTCGCGGCGGTTCATTTACGCGGCCTCTTCTGTGTGCTACCGCCGGATACCGTTGCCGTAGCCGTGCTGGTTGAGAGATTTGTCAGAGTCGCTGAAGCAAAAGGTGGAACGTAAAAAGAGAGCTGGAAGGTGCCGAACGTCACGACGTTGGTGCCAAGGCTGACTTTGATACCAGTCTGCTCGAAGGTGCCATCGTTCTCCGTATCAATGTATGCGGCAACCGTCGCCGATCCATCGGTCGCCGAGGTCAACACGAAGGATTCAGCGATATCCAGCCCGATAGGGCCATTAGTAAACGGAGTGTTCAGCGCGATGTCATTGGTCAGGATGGCTTGCCGGATCGTGTAGAGGAGGGCCGTGTTCGTTGGCACGGTCACCGTGAAGCCTGATGTCGCCGTGAAATTCGTTTCCCAAAACACGGTGTGAACATTGACGACATCGTTTGTGCGAAGTCCGATGTCGTTTAGATTCAGCGTGACGGCGGTGGCGGTTGTCGTCGGGTTCCAGAGCGCGACAGCATGTTCGCCGCTGGAAAGTTGGCGATACCATGTTTGCGCCAGCCCATTTGTAGAAACGATTCGGCCCGCTCGACCATCTTTGTCCTGATGAATGGCCAGCAAGCTCGCGTTCGTCAGGCTGATCAAGGAGAACGCCGTGAAGTTGGTATCGTGAACAACGATGCGGCTTGGACCAATTGCCCGCATGGCCAGAGCCCCAAGAAACAAATTGGTATTGCCGCTGAATAGCGACAGGGAATTCATGTTGTAGTGATGCCCCGGTCCGCTATAGCTAACGGCTTCCGACAAGATGCCGACATGGTTTGTCAGGTTGCCGGGGTCGGCGTTTCCATCGGGGCCGAATGTCCATGAATTACCAGCGGCGGCAACCCACGGCTCAAATTCCTCGGGCGCGCCAGAGATCGAAATATGTATCGGTCGGCGGTATATCTTTGAGGCGTCCCGAAGCTCAACAATGAATTGCTCCACCAGATTGCGGTATGTCTCGTCGGTCTTGCGATATGAGCCGCTATTGAAATCGATCAACACTGCGTCAGCGCCCCAGGTGCCGATCATATTGGTCGCATCCTGATGCATGTGGTATTGCAGTTCAGCGCTCCCGGACATCTGGATTTGCAGCCCCAGCTTGAACCCATTCGTATGAATGTAATTCGCCACGTAAGCCATGCCGCTTGGGAACTGACTGTCTGCTTGAAGGTTGCCGTTTGCATCCCGCGTGGACGCCGTCCAATTGTTAAGCAGAATGATTCGGTAGAACTGCGACATTCCGTTTTCCTTCGCGATCTTAATCGTGTTGGTTACGGCGCGTTCAGACGACGTGAATGAAACATCCTGCTCGAATCCGAGTTGTGGAACTATATCCACCCCGGTTGTTGGGACAGAAGGCGACAAGCTCACTCGTGCAAGCTGAGAGGTCTTCACCAGTTCCAACACTTCGGCTGCCGCATAAACGGAGTTTGTCGGTGCGGAGCCTAAAGCGGTTTCGATTTCCGTTGGGTCTGAATTGGTCCGCCATGTAAATGGGAATTCAGTCGCAAGTGAGTAGTAAGGAGCGCCTCCGCTTGTTAGGTTTGTTATCCAATATATTCCGTTCCCCCAATTGGTGATGAGTTGCTCAAGTGTTGGGTCATTCACGAATGGAATCCACCCGCCCGCGGCATCCGACCAGTCCCATTGCCCCTCGTATGCAGAGGAGTAGTCCGGCCAGCTATTCGTGAAGCTGTCGTGGCTGAGGAAGAACTGATTTGTGTTGTAGCGGCCATTGAAGAAATCAGACAAAACGCTGCGCGCCGCGTTGGTGGCGTCCAGTCTCCATTGGTTCGTGATCCCCGACGACAATGGTCCGATGAACGCGGTCGCACTCACCGGCCCGGCAACCTTCAGCATCGCGTTCGAGCTTGGATCATTGGTCCCAATCGAGACGCCGTTCGCCATGCGAATGATCACCTGCTGATTCGTCGCAGTATCGAAGAAGGTGCCACGATTATCAGAGATGACGACGGAACCATCGTGACTTGGAAGCACGCGCCCGCGCACGCCCAAGACAAAAGCGTTGCTTGCCATCACCACGTTTGAAAGTCCTCCGCCGATGAACGAGTATTGAGCGTTCGAGAGAATGTTTCCCCGACCTGAGAAGATGCCGTTGTATGCGTTGTCGGGGTTGCTCGCGCTGCCGACGCCTAATATGCGATTATTAGCGCCGCCAACGATTGCAGCACTTGCGGCCCGGATCGCGTTGTTTGTTCCTCCAGAAATGAGTGAGTAATCAGACTGATCCCCGAAAGAATTGCGAAAGCCGCCGACGATGGCCGCGTTGTCAGAGGAATTCGAAATTACATTCTGAGAACCGCCGAGGATGGCCGCGTAAGAGATCGAACTCGTGTCATTTGTGATTACGTTGAGAGTTCCACCGATGACGACGCTTCCGAAATGGAAGGATGAATTACCGAACGAGTTCTGCGTTCCGCCAATAACCACGTTTGCATGAAGCTGATCGGCGTTCGTGATATACACATCACCAGAAAAGGACATGAGGTTTACGCCGAGGATATTCTTTGAGTTGGCGCTCATGTCGCCGCCGAGCGTCATCCCGGTGAAAATGTTATTCGTCCCGGTGCCGTTATTGGTCTGGAACCCGCTCCCGGCGACGAAGCCGCTGATCTGCGCCTGAAGCGCGTTGCTCGAAATCGTGTTCAGGTTCGTCGTGAAATTAACCGAAGCCAGCCCGTTGGTAACCGTGCTGGTAACGTAGCCCTGGCCGGTGACGTAGTTCGTGGTTGCCAGTCCGTTCGTAACGCCGGCCGTCACAAATCCGTTGGTGAGACTGTTGGCTGTCATGAACGCCGCGTTTCCGAGTCCATTCGTCAATGCAGACATTCGCGCGCCGAGATTTGTGCTGTTGACCCAATTCTGAAACACAACAGCCGCAGCATTGATCGTCAGTCCGAAGATGCCAATCGGGGCTGGGGCCGCGCCGTTGACCGCCACGTAACTGCCGTTGACCGCTGACGCGCTGTAAAGGCTCGTCGTATTCGACTTCACGATCCACGAAGGGGGCTCGTAGACGATGTAGTGAGCGCTGTTGAACTCGTTCGAATATATGCCGCCATTCCACTTGTAGCCGCCCTGCATGACGACGGCGGTCCCGGCATTCGTCAAGACCACGGTGTTCGTGTCGATCTTGAGAAGTTGCTCAAAGATCGCGTAAAGATTTGTGGGGTGAGCCGTCCAGCCGGTCAGCACGGTATTTGTTGGCTGTGGGACGTAGGGCAGGCGCGCGACGGCCACGGTCCCCAGCGCGAGATTGCTAGCGTCCAAGTTTTCAAGTCCTTGCCCGTCCACCGTCGTCATGGTCGGGGCTGTCAATGTTCCGGCGCCATCAATGCCGACATTCGCATTGCCGAGCGAGACATCGCCGCTGGGATCGATAAAATCCCCGGTGTTAAACCACACGCGGCCAATGTTGGTGACGTGATTGAACGTTGTATTTGTTCCGCGCCCGGCCTGCGACGGAAGATAGACATTCGTCGGATAGTTCGCCCAGTTCGTGAGATCGGCGTCGGCGGGCTGCGGGTTGGGCACGATCGAGTAAGCGCCTGCCTTGAGCGCATTAGTGATCGTGCTGAAGCTCAGGAAGTCATTCGAGCTGAGCGGACCTGTGACGCTCGCGCTGGCGACGTTCGTCCGTGAAAATTGATTCGTGCCGATGGTCGCCCAGTTCGTGAGATCGCTGTCGGAAGGCTGAAAGGCGGTCAGCGGCGTGAACGCCGTCGCCTGCAAGCCGTTGGTCTGTCCGACCGCGCTGACCGTCGTCAGCGTCCCGTTTGTCGTCGCGGTCATCAGCGTCCCTGGCGCCACGCTTTGGCCGCTGCCACTTCCGCTGCCCGTGGCATTGATGATCAACACGCCGTTCGCGTTCGTGTAGGCAACCATGTTTGTGCCAACGGCGAGAATGTTTTGCTTCGCGTTGAAATTCGTCCAATCGCTGGGCCTCAGAAGCCCAGTCACAGTCGCCGTCGCCACGTTAGTTGATGCGAGTTGATTGGTTTGTAGCAGGCTGAAGCCCGTCAGGTTTACATTCGTCGGCTGCGAGGCGAAACCCTGCGCGGCCACGATCCCGGCGTTGCTGTTTGTCGCCGGAACATAACCGAGCGTGGCCTGCTTGGTATCAATGACGACCTGCAGCGCATTGGTGGCCAGCCGGAGATCGTTCGTGTCCACCAACCCGTAGGCGTGCGCGTTGAACACGAGGTTCGAAAGCCAGAGCAGCGCCGATGAACTCCAATAATTTGTTGGCACGGCACCAGCAATCCGATTCGTCACCTCCAACGCGGACAACGGAAAGAAGCCGAACGACGTGAAGACCTGATTCGACGTCGGTGTGAACAGCGCGCCGTCGAGGGTGATGACACCGTTATTCGTGTGCGTGGTAAACCCGTTGGTGCCGATGATACCGCGAATGCCTGAGCGCCAGTTCAGGACGTTTGGCCCGGACTGCGGATAGTAGGTGAACGGATTGGTCTCGCCGCTGTTGTCCACGATAAAAAAGAAGCCCGCCGAGGAACCGCCGCCGCCCGGCATGCCGAACTGCGAGACGATGAATTGATTCGATGCCCACCAGGATCCCGACGGCAGATTTGTTTGCACGAAGCCGCTGGCATTGGGATAAATCCTGAATGGAACGCCAGCCGTCACGAAGGAACCGTCGGCCTGAATCTCAGCCTGCAGCTTTTGCAAGCGGATGTAGTTCGTGTTCGGCGCCCCGAACTCATTGGTCATCGTGAAGGTGACCGGCGAGGCCGCCGCCGAGAAAGCCAGCGCGAACAGGCAGGCAAGCACGCCGATGAACGCGCTGGCTCGCCCGGGGATTCCTTTGCGGCTTTGGGAGATCATGTGTCGATGCCTGGGACGATCTGTTTCAACTCGTATTTTTTGGCGTAGTGCGGGCAATCGAACTTCTGCTTCACTACATTCCATTTTTCGCCGGTCTTAACGTTCTGAACCTGATCCTGAGAATGAATCTCGGGCGCGCCGATCAACACCAACTCCATCACGGCATCCGAGCGCGGGTCGTCGCTGAGTTCAGTTGAGAGATTGAATTCACCGACGTGATTGACTGTTGCCGTGAAATGAACGTTGGTTCTCAGATTACGCATACTGCGACCCTTGAGCCGCAGCATGCGCCGGAACCCGCGTTCTTCGAGATCGACCATGGCGCATCATTGGCCGTCATGGGTGAAGCCGTTAATAAACAGATTCGTCCCGGTATTGCTGCCCGCCGCCGTGATGTTCGTGCCGTCGATTTGACGCAACACATACCCGGTGTAAGGCGCTGTGATCGTCATCGTGCCGGTATACCAGTTCGTTGATCTTGCCGGCACTGAGACCATCACGAAGTCGCCGGCATCCTGCCAATGGGACAGGTCTGTCGAGCGGAGCAACCGGAAGAATTTATTGTCGACAGTCGCGTTGGTATTGCCGAAATACCCGCCGGCCATCACGTTCAAGACGGTTGTCTTGTCGCAATGGAAGTAATCGTTCGGCGCCAGGCCCGCCAACGAGATGCCGTTCGTGAAAGTGCCGGTCACATCGCGCGGCACCGCGTAGAAGTTCGTCAGCGGAGCCCCGCCAGCGTTCAGGACGTTGGTGCCGGTGAGCATCATCAGCGCTTGATCGCCGGCGTGAAGCGAAACCACGGCCATCGTCATGACAGCCGCGACTGTCACCATCTTTTTGATCTGTCGGAATTGTTCTTTCATTGATTTTCTCTTGTTGAATTGTTGCTGGTTGAATTGTGATCGCGTTACTCGGATATAGGTCCGCCTTCCTCCGGCTGTTCTGCCTCGGGCTCAGTCGTGGAAGGTTCTTCAGCCGCCTTCGGCTTGCCCTTCGACTTTTTCCCACCTTTGGCCTTGGCTTTCTTCGCGGCTTCAGCCTGCTGGCGCGCCTCTTCCGCAACCTGGGCGTCATGCTGATCCTGTCGGGCTTTAAGTTCGGCGCCGGTGAGAAACCGCAGAGGCTTTTTGATCGGATTGAATCCGAGAAGCACAACGCTGGAATATCTCTCGTGCGTTTGCTCGTTGAACTCGCGATACAAAGCAATTTGTTCGCGGTAAGGCACGTCGCTGCCGGCCAGAAGCACGTCTTTGCCGCTCTTGCGATCGCGTGCGATTAAAAAAGTTTGATTCATTGAGGTTCCTTTCTTCTCTCAACTCAAACCGACTCTCTTTCGAAAGCCGGGAATGAGTTGAGAGTCAGATTGCTTAAGCGCTGACGATGCGCTTCAGGGCGTTGCCGTTGCCCTTGGCGAAGCCATACGAGCACTCAATGACGTTGGTCGCGGCATCGGTGACGTTGTTGCCGAATGCGCGGAATTCGAACGAGATGCCGGTTTGCGGATCTGTCACCATTTCCCAGGTCGTTCCGGAGTTGCGCACCTCCTCGACAGGCGGCACCGGTGCGGTCGCGACGAGAATCGCGGACTTGAAGGCTGCGAATCCGACCAGATTTTGCCCGTTGCCGGGAATCGTCGGGATTTCCTTGTAGTCGAAGCCCATGACCCGGGGGAATAGCCGTCCTTCCTTGATCGCGGAATCACTGGCGGCGTTCAGGGCGTGCTTGAACGCAGGATCCTTGAGCAGGTTCGCGTCGTAGGCGCTGTCGAGCATGAGCAACCGCCCCAGCTCGGGCCAGAGTTTGCACGCCAACTTCATGTCGGCGATGTCGTCGGAGTCGAAGAGATCCGCTACGGAGGTTTTCGCCGCGCCGCCGTAATTGAGCGCCGTCACGATGCTGAGGATGTCGGTGAAGATGTCGGAGGCGAGCTTCTCGGCCTTCAATTGCGCGAGCTGACGATTGTTGAGGTATGGCTGCCGGACGAGTTCCTGCGAGCTGACCGAAAGCGCCTGGTAAAGCCGGTCGCCATTGGTCGCGCCTTCGCCGATCGTGATTTCGCGGACGTCCGTGGCCGTGTCGCCGATGGTCGTGTAACCCGTGCCGGAGACAAACGACGTGCTGGCGCCGGTGTCGAGATCGTAGAACGGCACCTCAACCGTGTTCAGACCCTGCAACGGCACGTTCTGAAACACCGTTGAGAACATCGAGAGCGGAGCCAACCGGCGAACAAAGTCGCGAATGATGTCCTGCAGGATGACCTGCCGCTTCAAGCCAGCGGGAATCGTATTTGTATTCATCACCTGAATCAGGCGATTTTCGAACTTGCGGAAAAAATTCGCTTTGGCGACAGCGGAATTGCGAATCAAGTCCATCTTGACGTCGTTTCCACGCTGCCAGGCCTTCGTGATCTCGTTGTGTTGCTCGAATCCCACCGCGATGTCGCTGATCGCAGCGGTGACCTCGAGATTTGGTGTCGCATTCAACGGCTCGGCACCGACGGGATGCGGCTGCAGCTTTTTGTAAAAATTGTCGAGCCTGGCGGGATTGGCGATGCAATCGGTGATCGCCTCAGTCTTCAGGTTCGCCTGAAGCTTATCGTCTTTGATGAGTTGCTCGATCTCGTTGGTGACACGCAGGCGATTAGCCTCGCTATTCGCCGAGGTCAATGTCGCGAGCTTCGCATTTTGATCGGCGATCTGCTGTTGCAGATCGATGATGTTTGGAGCTGCGTTGCTGGCGGTAGGTTTTCCGGCCTCGATCAGCGCAAGAATCTGCGCGTCGGTGGCATTTTGCGGGATCGCCACATTCCATTTGTTCAGGATGACTGCGTTCTGCGCGCGCATGGCATCGCTGTTGGCGATCATGTTGTCGATCTGCGCATCGGTCGCATTTGCGTCGACCTGGATACCCCGCTGGTTGAGCAGGGTGATTTTCTGTTGTCGGTTCACTGTGTTCTCCTCTTGTTGTTGGTTGTCGCCCTGCTTACGGGCGGAATTACGAAGCGAATTCAACGCGGCGAGCTTCTGCTTCATCGCGCTGAATTCCGTGGCTGAAAAATTGTGAACAGCATCGCCGTCGATCAGGGTGTCAACGAGCCCGAGGTCCTTGGCTTGCTGGCCGGTGAGAAGGGTTTCAGCCTTCATCAACGCCATCATTTCCTCTTTGCTCTTGCCGGTGGCGTCGGAATAAATCTCGGCGATCTGCTCGTCGGTGGTTTCGAGGAAGGTGATCGCCTGACGCATGTCGTCGGAATTTCCGACGCATACCCCCCAGCTTTTGTGAAGGAAGAATTGAGAAGCTTTGCGGGCTCGATATTCATCGGCTGGCACGCACCAGCTCGCAGTCGAAGCCGCGACGCCGTCGTTCGTCGCGATCTTCCGCCCCGGCCAATCCATAAACACGCTGCGGATGGCAAGTCCCTCGGCAACGTCGCCGCCCCGGGAATTAATGCGGATGTCAAGATCGTGACCGCGTGGAACTTCGTTCAACGCCGCGCGAATATCCTTCGCGGTAACACCGTCTCCGGTCCAAGGGTCCCTTCCGATCTCTTCGTAAATCAGAATCTCAGCGGGTTCCTCTTTAGCATCGTTATTGAAGACGATGTTGATCTTGCCGCCGGCGTATGGCAGTTGCTTGGCGACAACCGGGCCGTGATTCAGGAGCGCAAACAATTCCGCATCAGTCGCGGTTTCGTTGAAGGCGATATTGCGCGCGCGCAAGCGGACGATGATTTCTGAGCGGTTCATGCCTCCACCTCCGCCTCTGTTTTCTCGGCGATCGCTTCCGCTTGCTCTCCGATACCAGAGGATTGTTTTGCGAGTCCGAGTCGTTGAGCGATGTCGGCGATGTTGCCGATGATTTCAGCCGGCAGAACTTCAACGCCCATTTCTTTGCTGACCTCAGCGGCAATCTGTTTGGCTAATCCAATCTCCACGGCCTTGCGGCGAAACCGGCTCTCGGCAGTCGTGCCATCGTCGGCGGCTTCATCTCCGTAAGTGCGGGTTCCGGCGGCGATCGAGGCGAGATTTGCGGCCGTGTTTTTGCCCTTGTCCACATTGCAGGCACGCGGCGGCGTGACCTTGCAACGCTTCCAGTCGGCGGGGGCATCAGTCAGGCCTGGCACGTTGTAGCGAGCCCAATCCGCGAAGAACCAGTAGAACTGCCGGGCAACCCGGCTCATGATGCTGAACTTCGCGAGGAAAGAGAGGTGAGCATCGTCCAGGACCGCGCGGCCAACGGTTCCCTGAATGGATTCCGGCAACACGAGCATCATCGGAATGCTGCGCGCCGTGCAAATCTGGGCGATGACGAGCTTCCAGAGCCATTGCTGGGCGGCGGACGGCGAGGGATTCTCTGGGTAATTCATCTTTTCCCCGGGCCGCACCGCGACAATCCGAGAGCCCAAAATCGTGCGCATCTGCGAAACCCGCTTCTCTAGCTCCTTATCCACTGTGGTCCCGGGAATTGCAGGCTGACCGCTTACCGGAAGGAAGGATCCTGACCCCGTGCCCTGCATATGGGGCGGAAGTTCGCCGTTCCAACTTTCGAAAATCTTGGCGTCTTCAGCATTCGCCTTCGCACGCGACATCTCCAGGCCGGCGAGCAGCTCGAGGTCGGCGGTCTGGTTGAGGATCGAAGCGTAACCGGTGACCGCGCGATACATGCCGATGCGTTCCGGATCGTAAATGTGGATGACGCCGCCAGACGATGGCCGTTGATTGTTGAACGCCGGCACCAGACGGAAGGTGTCACCCTCGACCCCGTCGCGAATGTGATAACCGGCGGGCCTGCCGATCGCGATGCCGTTGGCGTCGAGCCCCAGTTGCACGCCGTCGACAATCATCTCACTGCCGATGCCGAAGAGATCGGGAGACGAGCAACGATGGCTTTCAATCAACTCGATCGCGGGCTTCGATTGTTCGCCGCGCATTTTGAGCCTGGTGCAACTCGCGAAGACCTCGCCGTCCATGTGCGCCTCCTTCCAGAGCAAGCGATGACCTTGAGACATGGGAATGCTGGAATCGCGGAACGGTGACTCGCACCATTCCTGAAAGGCTTCATCCATCCGCTTGTTCCATTCCGAATCCGAAGACGCTGGCGTGACGCTGAGCCCGTGAGGTCCGCAAGTGTATTTGACGTCCTCTTCGGCGAGCCGGGGAAGCAGCCAGGTATTGCGAAAGTAGTAACGGACCTTGCGCGCGAGCTCCCATCGCGTAAACGCCGTGGCGTCGAAGCGCGCGTCCTGCGCGAAGCCGGGAATGAACGGCCGTCCGGGCGACGGCAGCGCGGCTTCGTAGCGATTGAGAACGAACTGATCGAAGGCCGCGCCAAGACGCGTGCCGCTCAACAGTGTGCTCACCACCGCAGACATTCGGAGTGAAAGTGGAACCTTGACCTTCACTCAACACCTCCGGCGATGGTGAGCAACTGACTGTAATCACTGCGGCCCTCGGTGACCGGGAACAGATTGTCCATGATCCAGAGGAATACGGCCTCGTCGCCGACTACCACGCCGACAACATCTCCGGTCGCGAGGTCGAACTGCTCGCAAAGCAATTCCCAGTTGGCGTCGTCGTCGACGATTACCCGGAGGTCAGCAGCGAGCGCAGCCGGAGGGCTTGGGAATTGTCCGTTCTGTTTTACCGAGAAAGCGTCGAAGCCGTATTTCGAACAGTAGCGAAGGTAAGAACGGTTCTTTCGGAATTCATCAATCAGCCTGCGGTAACCGCGAACCTCTTCGGTTTCCGTCGGCTTATTCTCGCCGGGCATGAAGGCGCCCGATGAATGACCATTGGAAGAAGAGTTTTGAACGTTGTCGCGCGCGATCTCAGCAGCCTCGACCTCGAGCGATTTTAAATAATCAAAAAATGGAGTCTCGGCTGGGCACGCATCCCACGCACGTTCCAACATGGAACGCAGGTCGTCGGTTGATAACGCGATGAAGCGTGTCGCCACGCATCAACTCTGAGGGTTAAGTGGGGCGTTCCGCTATTCACGTAAACGTGTTAGTTTTTCACGCTAGGCAGGTCCCTGATATATTTCAGAAGTTCAGGTGAAGCTTCGAACCATTCTAGGTGCCGACGAATGTGTTCGAATCGCTTATGGATGCTGCGTTCCAATGATCTCGGTCCGCTTATGACGCGCAGCAATTCCAACGGGAAAGGGCAGGACGTATAATGTCGCACGATACGGATTTCCGGAGAATCCGAAACTCCGATTTTTACGCGATTTATTTTCTCGCAGAAGAGAAAGTAAATAAACGATGGTCGCGCATTTGGAAGCCGCATGTTCAAACATTTCATCGCGGCTTGAGTGCGCTTCCTCACCTTCAATTTTTTGAACAACACACGCACATGATGCCCGACTGTATGCACCGAAAGATTGAGGGCCGAAGCCATTTCTTTGTCGGTCATTCCATCGAGCATTAGCCGGGCAATCTGCCCTTGGCGTTTGGAGAGATGGATGCGTTTTGGCATCAGAGTGAATGGGTTCACTGCGTTGACATTATCCGCGTGCGTGTTGCTTTGATTGCGGCGATCTGTCTGGTGATTGGCTTTGATGTGTCCGTCTTTTGGCGACGGTCTACGAACGCTTGCACGTCAGTCCCTGAGAAAGCTATTCCGTTACGTGCGCACTCTATTTGAAAAAATGTCTCCTGATCTCTGAGAAATTCCCACATCGAACAATTCCGCCATACCACTGAGTCAAATATCTGCCCGGATTTACTTTTGTATGATAGCGGCGTTGCCATCGCTCGCTCTGTTGCCCATTCGGCAATGCTTCGCCCGCGCAATGCCTGGTATTCGATCGCCGCCGCTATGCCGGGAACCACGGCCTGAAACGACCCAGCGTTCAAGCCCGCAATCCACAATCCCCGATGCTTACCAATCCAACTACCGTCTTGGTCTGAAAACCCTTTCCAGTAATCGCGCCCGCGCATGAGGTTGAACGCGAGAACTGAATCTTTAAAACTTTCAGCAGTTCCCAGTTTTATGGCTAGGAATGCCACCTCAGGTGAAACGCCGCTGCAACAGTCCGCGAATACAACATCAACTTTAAGGTTCTGCCATTCACCTATAACTTCGATCAAATTGCCATGCAGGGCGAGCGTGCCGTTGTTCCGTAGCATTTTTACGACTCTTTTACTTCGATCTATAGCGATTAGATTGTGCGATTGAAATCCCTTAGCCACAGCAATTGTGCGATCTAAATCCTGTTCCCCAGCGAGGTATAAAACGACAGCGTCTTTTGCCGGAACAAAAAGCCGCTCGACAATCCGATTCCATATCGTGCGCCTCCAGTGATTTTTGGTGCCGAACTTATAGTTTAGCGATTCTCCATTTTTCATATCATCAATATTTAATTCTCAGACCGAAAAAGAATTTCACGCCAAGCCGTCGCGCGGCTTCGAAGTCCTTGCGTTCGAAAACGAATATCCGCCGCAGGTCGCTCATCGGAACCCCAGATCGATCGAGTTGCCTTTTCTTTTCATCCGCCTCGACGCCGTATTTTCGGATCATCGCGTCTTCCCATTCCTTGACGACGTTGCGGCGCGCCATCTGTGCTGAATCCTCCGCGGCTTTGACTTCCGTCGGCGTGGCCATCTGAGGTTTGTCACTCGAGAGCAGTTGCGGCTGCAATGGCTGGTTGAACGTCCAGATCGAGTGCCATACTTTGCCGGTGAAGAGTAATCGGAACCGTTCCCGCCATGTGAGCCGCCAGCAACAGATGATTTCACCTTGCTGAGAATTGGGCACCTGATGCGCGGGCAGCGGTTGATACTCGGGGTGATCTTTGGCGATGACGACAGTTTGTTCCGGGAATTCGATGAGGTTCATTTTTGTTCCTTTGGTTCTTTGAATAGTTCGGGGTGGACGGAAAGAATGGCGTGAATCAAAGCGCGAGCATCTACCGTTACACTCTCGTCGCCTGTCTTGATGTGAATTAGTGGGCGTTCCAGCATTGATGCGGACAGAAGGATTTTCTTTCCGTCGAAATCCGAAAGCGTTGTCTGGGTCGATGGTATTTTCAATCCGTGCGTATTGTAGGAGACGTTCATTTTTTTTCCTTTGTGTTTCCGTCGCCACCGATGATCGCATCGGTGACGCCGAGTTGTGTCAATCGACCGCCGAGGATCCCACTCATCGCGATCAGCACCGCGATGTAAGACTCACACTTGAGCATGTGATCGGCCTGGCGCTTCTGTTCGAAGACCTCAACGCGCTGCTTCGATCTGCCGATCGGTTTGATCGAACATTCCCAGGACTCGGCGTGATGCTTGTATTCCTCGCTGACGTCAGCGGGCACGTCGAAGACGATGTAACTTCCGTCCTCGGCCTTGCCGCCGTTGTTGCGCTCGACGACGCGCTTATGGTCGCGAAGAAAAAACAGGAGCTTCATGGCGCCGAGATTGTGAATCGACCAGTGCCTGGGTTCGAGCCGATGCGGCACGTATTCAACCGAGCGATCGGGATTCACCTGCATCACGTAGTTCTGTTTCGGGTTCTGGCCGATGAGACGATGCAATCCCTCGGGTTCGCTCCAGATGCGCTGCACCTTTTCTTTTTTGTGGAAAAAATATTCCTTCTGCGCGCTGACGGTCAACGCATGGCAGCCGTTGCGGTAGCAGAACTGCAGGACGTTGTTACGATCCCAAGTCGCATCGACGCCGCCGGCCGTGCGCTCGCACTTGAATTCATCAAGCCTGGCGATCAGGTCTGAATCGGTTTGCACCAGTCCTTCGAACACGAGTTGAGAGTCGCCATTGGCCATGACGTCGCGGATTACCAGCCAGTAATGCGTCATCTCGCCCTTGTGCACGTAGCCGCGCTGCTTGTCAGCCCACCAGAAGCGCGCCGCGCGGTCCTTCAGGCCTTCGCGACTCTTACGCATGGTCTGGTTCAGGATGATCTGACCCTGAAACGGGCGGCTGTCCTCGGAATAAAACTGGCACTCACGTTCAGTCAGATACCGGCGCCAGGGCTCGTCATCCCCGGCCTTCAACGCCCGCAAGGCTGTGTGCTTTTCCTGAACCAGTTTTATCCATGAAATGAAGTCCACCGAGACCGCCTCGAGGGTTGCGCTGCGATGGATCAACTGCGCGCCGGGGTTCTGCGGCTCGCTGTAGTCGCCCGACAGCGACAGCGCCCGACGCTCACGGACGTCGTCGTGAACGATGTAGCCGCAGGGCATCTGAAAGCGAAGCGTGCCGGCCAGCCGGTTGTAATCGAATGATCCATCTGGCCGCCGACATTTCTCTGAATCGTAGCGCAGGCCGCCGAGGTCCGGGCGGTCATCCTGCCATCGAGTTCGCATCGCGTGGTAGAGCCCGCAGCCCGGGCATTTGACTTCCCAATGCTGTTGCGTGCCTTCAAGGAAGGCGTCGTGAAGCTGGAAACTCCCGGTGCCATCCGGCTTCTGGTTCTCCGGGCGGGCCATGCCGGCGTTCGAGATGTCGAGTGCCTTGGGATTCCAGACCGCGGTCTGGCGCCCGCGGGCCTTCGCGAGATGCCCAGCTGGCCACGCGTGCACCTCTTCGTTGATCTGCCGCGGCACCGAGTCTGAATCCAGCCGCGTCGGCCTGAACACACCCTGACATCTGACGACGGTCCGCAGGAACTCCGCACGACAGGTTACCGCATCGAACCTGCCGCCGCGCCAGTCCAGGTCGCCGCAGGCCTCGAGCCGCGGCAGGATGTGTTCACGCCATTTATCCTCAGCCTTCGGTTTGTCATTCTCCCAGTTGAACTGGATCAGCCCACTGCCCCATTTCGACCAGCCGCAGACCGTCGCCGCGCCGGCCTCCGAGCCGCCGCATTGCACGGGCTTCACGTAAGTCGTGATCTGGGTCACCCGATCGAACTGCCAACGGATGATCGGCACGTTCCACGGCGTCGTGTTCCGGTCGAATTGCTCCGAGCGCACGGATCCGACGCAGCGATACTTCGCCTCAAGCCAGTCGATGATGTCCGTCGGCGGCGGTTCAGGTGTGGCGCCGTCGAAAATGTTAGGTGGTTTTTGTGGTTCCGACTTCATTGAATTTCAATTCCGAGTTTTTACGTTCAGTCTCGAACTGTTTGTCCAGGGTCGTCGCGATCTCCACCTCGCTGCATCCCTTCAGTAACGGCGGCAGCTCGCGCCGCATGCGGTCGTAGCTGGCGAAGACGAAGTGAACCGCGGCCTTAGCCTGGCTCTTGGCCTCCGCGGTCTCCATCAACCTTCCTGCTCGTCGCTCCCGGGCCTCGCGCTCCGCGATCGCCCGTTCCTGGTTCAATGCATCCGACCAGGTTGAACATCCCGGCGGGGGCTCCGTCGAGTTGAACATTTTTTTAAAAAACCAGCCGAGGAAGTCCGCGAGGTAAACCCGGTTCGACCGAAACGCCAGACAGCCATCTCGTTTGGCGCCCTTCAGCACCGCCCTTGGGATTCCTGTCGATGCCGCACATTGGCCGATGGAATCGTAAATCGGCAGGTCCAACGTCTTCCGCGGCCTTCCGATCGGCTTCAAGACCCGTTTCAGGTGGTTTTTAGGTTTTTTGGGTCTCATAGGTTTCCACTGCAATGTCGGACTACCT